CAGAAAAAGGTACTAAAGCATTTAGTTATTTTTCAATTGTAGGTAAAAATTATCTTATATTATATAATAATAACAATTATAAAAAGAAAAAACAAAAAGCAGATTTAACTGCAGTAGATGAAGATGAAGGTATTTTACATCAATTGGGTAGGGATGGACGTAAACAAGAAATAAAAGATTTTATAGATTATCTTACCGAATATATTGACAAACATATGTTTACAATGTTTAAAAAAGATAAGGATAGAAGAGTCTGTGATGCTATAAATACATTATTTAAACGTAGAGAAAATTTAGAGATTTTTAATAAAAAAGCGCTTTATATTTATATTCGCGAAATGACAGATGTAGATACTCCTGTTATAACTAAAGTAACAAAAAAATTAAGAGGTATATATAAAAATTTATATACAGAATATGACGAAACAGGATATGTAAAAGTCTAATTTCTTCCATATTTATAATAAAACAATATGGATTCATTAAACCAAATATTATTTGACGATAAATCTTTTAGTGATCTATTAAAAGAAATTCACGGTAATCAAAAGAAAAAAGCAAAACAACTTGCATCTTTGATAGCTGAATTACGTCCTTTAGTCCAATCTTTAGGTGATGCTACTGTAGTAGTTCCTTTAATTAAGGAATATATGGAAATTAGTGTTAAAAACGACGACCAACTAATTAAAATGGCTGCTATTGTGCAACGTTTATCAACAAGTACATCTCAAAGTGGGGATGGAGGTTTATTAACAGATGAAGAAATGAGTCAATTAATGGATGTTGCAGAAGAAATTTCAAAAACAGTAGAAGAACCAAAACAAATAGAAGCTCCAGATGATAAGTAGATTAGAGGCTGTAAGAGTACAAGAAGTAATCTTAGATGAAAATAATGAAAGATATAAATCATTAGGGGGATCTAGAGCTGTAGGAACTATATTATATACAAATTTAGATGCTATGACTCCTCAAGATAGAGTAACTAAAGACCTATCATATGCTAGACCTATTTTTTCAGGATTTTTCCAATACCCTACAGTAAATGAAATAGTATATTTAGTTGAAGGACCTAGTTATAATTATTATGATGATGACTCAACTATACCTTATTATATTCCTCCTACAAAAATTCAAAACCATCCCCTACATAATGCATTTCCTAATATATTAGAAATAGATAATGAAATATTATCTAATGAGGAAACAGAGGCAGGAGCACAAACATCAGCAAATGAATATAAACTTTATTTAGGTAAATATTTTCAAGAATTAGAAAATATAAGACCTTTAAGACCTTATGAAGGAGATACTATTGTAGAAGGAAGATTTGGTAACTCTATAAGATTTGGAGCAACAACTTTTAATAATTTACCCGATAAAAATAGATGGAGTAATGAGGGAGAAATAGGAAATCCTATTACTATTATAAGAAACGGTCAAATAGATGATGAACGAGGAGAATCTTTTGAACATGTTCTTGAAGATATAGATGGGGATGCTTCAAGTATATATCTTTGTTCACAACAACAATTATCTGATTTTACTCCTGCATCTATATATCAATTATCTTTTGGAGCTAATTTAAAAGAAAATGAACAAATAATAGAACCAGAACCTGTAGATGAACCTATGCCTAATAATGCAGAAGAAGAAGAAGCACCAACACCTCCTTCACCACCACCTCCACCCCCAATAGAAGAAGAAGAGGAACTAGTAGAAGAAATAGCAGAATATGATGATGCACCAACAGAAAATCAAATGATACTTCCTACAGACGCAATAGGTGATTTACCATATGAAAATCCAGAAAGTTTAGATTTAGATATGGTATTAGGAACTTATGATCCACCACCAGTACATAAAAATGCTACACAAACTTATATGCCTCCTTCTAATGAAAATGTTTATACTGAAGGTCCTTATGGTTTTTATGTATCAGAAGATGGTTTTGATATGGTAATAGATGTTAAAGATAAAAATATGGAAAATATATATAATGAATCATCATTTTCATATAATACAGAACAAGAATTTGTAGAAGCAGTAAAACAACAATTATTTAGTTAAGAAATGGCGTTTAGATTAAAATCATATATTCAAAGTAGAGAAGCTGAAAAATTAAGCATAAATAATATGCCTGGAGTGGATAAAGATGGAGATGAATTATCATCTGAAATGATTATAGGTAATATAGAAAATTTACATAATAATTGTGTAGATCCTATAATGAGACATTTTAATAATCTTCCTGGTAGTAGTGGTAATGGAATAGGAATATCATCAGGATATAGATGTAAAGATTTAAATTCATCAATAAAACCCCCAGGAGTAAAAAATTCACAACATATCCATGGATGTGCTGTTGATTTAATATATGTTGAAGGATATACTTCTGATATAGCTAATTGGATTATTCAAAATTTACCAGCATATCATCAAATGATATGGGAATTTCCTGAAAAAGGAGAATTTAGTCCCTCAAATACTAGTCCTTCATGGATTCATATTTCTTATGTTGAGGGGGATAATCCAAAATTAAATTCTTTAGCATCTAATAATGATAGTTTACATTCAGCAGTAGAAAGTAGTTCAACAGTAAGAAGAGGACCATATACACATGGAATAACAGAAGCAGATCAAACATTAATATAATATGAGTTACGTACCAGAAAACCCAGGCATTTATCAAGGAAACCAAGTAATAATAAATTCAAATAGATTAGTTTTTAATGCTAAAGAAGATAGTATTTTATTATTTTCAAAAGAAGCTATTGGGTTTAGTACACAAGGAAGTTTCCATTTTGATACAAGCCCTGATGAAGGTAAAAGTAAATTTGTAGTAAATTCTCCTAATATTTATTTGGGTTTAGAATTTGATGATACTCTTCCTACCCAACCAGCAGTATTAGGAGATGAATTAGGTGAATTATTAGAAGGTATATTAGAATTATTAGACACTATATCAATGGATATTTGTACAAAAATAACATATGTAGTAACACCTCCAGGGGGAATGACAGGAATAAATCCTGGAAATTTTGGAATATATTCTCAACACCTTTCTGAAATAAATCAACTAAAACTAGATATAGAAAATATAAAAAGTTTAAACACTAAATTAGTATAAAAATGTCTACAGAATCAGTAAGAAATTTAATAAATAATAAGGTAAGTGGTGTTATAACTAGATCTAAACAACAAATAAAAGAAGAGGGTAAAAAACAAGTTATAAAATTAAAACAACAAATACCCTCACCTCAAGAATTAGTAGACAATTTAAAAACAACCCCATCTAATGCTTCATGTACAGGTAAAGGTAAAGAACAGTTTGATAAAAAACATCAAGAAATGTTAGATAAAATAGATAAACTACAACAAGCTGTAGGTAAAAGTTTATCAAAATTAGAAGACATAGAAAGTACATTAAGAGGATTAGTTAACCCAGGAGGAGTATTAGATACAATAAATAATTTAGGAACTACCTTAAACCCTATAGTATCTACTTTAAATATAGTAGTATTAACAGCAAATATATTAGTAAAAATAGTAGGTAATATCCCTCTTCCTCCTAATGGAGCAGGTGTACCCCCAGGACCCATTGTTGAGGGTAAAGACGCGGCAAAAACAGCAATGGGGATAGTAACAGAACTTTCAATGTTAATATTATCTTTAACTTTTATAGTGTCAATTTATACTGGTAAAGTTAATAAAATATTAGATATGTTAACTATGGGTATAATGAAATTATCTATGTTAAAAGATCAATTAGATAAATTAGTAATTCAAGCACAATTTATGAAATTAGAATTTGAAAGCGCTTGTGATGATTTATTAAATTCAGAAAGTGGAGCAACATTCCCTGGATCGGGAACAGGATTAAATGGATCAGGAGGACCAGGAGGATTAGGAGGTAATCTTATAAATGGAAACAATATAGGATCTTTAGCAGGAGGTATGTCTCTTGAAGATTTAATAGCACACACAGAAATGTTATATGGTAATATATTAGCAGGATTACAAGCTAGAGGAGATACTAAAGCTTTAGAAAGAGTATCATTATTACAACAAAATATGAAAGAATGGAAACAAAGATATAATATTAGTTTCAAAATCATTAAAATTTAAAAATTATTTATATTTATAACAAACAACAATAAACAACAATGAAAGCAAAAACATTTGAAAATCTAATCAGAAAAGTAGTTAGAGAAGAAATCGATTATGCGTTACGTAGAGAAATGAAAACACTTAAAGAAGATTTAAGTGGAAATTTAAAACCAACAATCACAGAACATTCTGAAAGATTAGTTGAAGTTCCTGAAGTTTCTGAAACCGCAAAAAATTCTTTAAGAGAAAAAATTATGGGTACACAACCTATAAAACAACCAACAAGAAATTTTACAGGAAATTCGGCACTAAATGATTTATTAAATGAAACAGCACAAGGAGATACAAACCTGAATTCAGGACATGCTCCTGTAAGTCTAACAGAACCCTTTGCGGCAGGAGGACCATTACCTATGGAAACAACAGGTATGCCAACTGAAGTAGCAAACGCAGTAACAAGAGATTATAGTGGTTTAATGAAAGCAATAGAAGCTAAAAAAGGAAGATAATAAATGGCGGATGTAAGGAAATATATACAAACCAACCCTATAGATTTACAAACAGATGTGGCTGTAGGGGTGTCCCTTCCTTTTAGTAATCCTGAAGTATTTACATCTACTTATACTACTAGAGAACAATTAAAAAGTAATATGTTAAATATATTACTCACAGAACCAGGTGAAAGAATATTTAAACCAAAATTTGGAGTGGGGTTAAGAAATTATCTATTTGAAAATTTCACTGATGTTGAAACTTTAGAGGATAGAGTAAGAAACCAAGTAGAAAGATATGCCCCTCAATCAGAACTCTTAAAAGTAGACATAAACAAATCCCCAGACAGCCATCAGTTAAATGTAAGAATATTTTATAGAAATAGGGTAACAAGAGAAAATGAACTAATACAGATTGGTTTTGATAAAGAAAACAATAATAACCCCAACAGAAGCTCTTTAGGAGGGGGATATTAAAATAAATAAATATGGCTTATAATAAAATATCAAATAAAACACAAGAAAAAGATATAAAGTA